CCATTCCGTATCCGCGCCTTTTTACCCATTCCGGTATCTCTTTTATAAGTTCGTAATGCGGATATATCAATCCCTCTAATGATGCACGTTTACCAAGTCCGTAGATTTCCCATTTTCTTTTATCTGCTGTTCCGTTTTTTATGTTTTCCTCTGTTGGCTCGTAACTCAATATCTGTTTCTTTGAGTTTTCAGGTATCATAGGATTGTCCAACATCGTGGAGTGAATAAACCGTGTTTCAGGTCGCTTGCAAACCTTGTTATAAATCCAATGTTCATCAAAAGATGGATTATAGTCAAGGATAGCAAAACCGCTGCACCGCTGCATAAGGTTAGCATAGTCATCAAAACTTGCTTCTACCCCCTCATTAATCCAAAAAGCATCCGATTTCAAACCGTGTATTCTTTGTTCATCGTCAAGTCCGATAAACCAAAATTCTGTACCCCATAGGTTGTATATTCCTGCGCCTGTTGATTTATTATGGCATTTTCTTTCATAGATACCATATTCTTTCAAAACGTCTATAAAATCCTTTAAAACGGTTGCCGTTATCCAAGTGGCTTTTAGGCGTGATACTATTACACGCCTGTTTTTTCCTTTGTTGTTATAAGCGTAAATGATGAAAAACTGAATGATTGAATAAGTTTTTGAACTCCGTGATCCACCTTCTAAAACAAAAACATTGTATAGTTTTGAATTATACGCCGCCTCTAATTTTTTATATACAGGTGTTCTTATTTGTTGCATCATTCCCCATTCTGTATTCGCTTTATTTCTTCAATGTCCTTTGTGGTTAATGGTGCATCAGCAAACATCAAATTTATATTTCCTGTTGCGTTTACGTTTTGGTCTATCTTTATGGGTTGCTTATTCCATATATCCGGCTTCTTTTGCTTCAACCAAAGAGCCGCAGCCCCAACGTCCGGCGGGAGTTCAGTAACTGTCTCTTGTACAATTTCAATATCTGTAATTATTCTTTTGCCCGTGCCTTTGCATATTTGGCACTTCTTATTAAATCCCTCACACTCGCATTTCTCTTCTAAAAAACGCCTTACCTGCGATGTTACTTTCACACCTCCAAAAGCGCGTTTAAAAAGGGAGTTTTCCACCATTATTTCAAGCGGCTTGCGTCCTCTTTTTAATGCTTCGGATAATTCAGCGATTGAGTTTATTAATTCTGAAAAATGGGTTTCACTATAATTGAAGTGTTTGGCAATATCTTTATTGTCTAATCCATCTCTTGCAAGTCCTTCCGCTATTAAGAGATTGTTTTGGTCTGAAAAATCTACTTTCTTTTTTGCTGCCATTATTCTACCCTTTCTATCATTTCACTAAATATTTCACCTTTGATAAACTTTGTTCCGTTTTCAAAATCAAATCTATCTAAAAACGCTTCTTTATTTTCGTATTTATCAAAACTCAATATAATACAATTATCTTTATCTTCTATGTTTCTCTTGGAATTAATTTTTTCCATTTCTTTTTTTGCTTTGTACTTATCCTCATATACTTGGTTGTTAATTTTAACCATATTTTTTTCTACATCAGATAAATCTTCATCAATCTTAAAAACGTGTGAGTAATCAACTCCTATTATTGCTAAATCTGAATAGTCCAACCCTGCGTGTTCAATATCTATATCATTTATCAATTCAGATAGTATGTTAATATCATATTCGCCTTGTGCTTTTGTATTGTTGAAAAAAATGTTTTGCGACTTTTCTTCTTCCTCAGTTAAATCAACAAGACTAACTGTTATTAGATAGTCTTTTTTTCTTTCAAGAGAATCAATTATTGCTATCCTTTGATGCCCTGAAACAATGTTCATCGTGTTTTTATTTACGACAATCGTATCTAATAATCCGACCTTTTCAATATTTTTCTTTAACTTTTTTCTTGCGTCATCGGATATTTTTCGAGGATTATATTCTGCATTTTGAATATCTGCCCTATTCAATGTTACAATCTCAAATTTTTGATATTTGCTTATGGCTTCCTTATTCTGCTTTTCCATATTTTACTTCTAAAAGATTAAATTCGTAACACATTTTTTTATAATCTTGTGGGTAGTGTTCTTTGATGAATAGTATTGTTTCTTTTCTAAAACTAACCCCACTACTTGGGCGTTTACTTCCTAATTTAAGCGGTCTTGGTAGTTTATTGAGTGTAATGTAGTCAATACAATCCTTGTTTTTCCAATTTACAATAGGATAATATTTATTATATTGGGTGTGAAATTCATTTTTCGCCGCACCAGCAAACATACCTCTCCGTATGTAAGAATCCGATACTTTATGCCCATATATTACTACTTCCGTGTTATATTTCTTTTTTAGAATATCTGCTATATCGTTGAACGATACTTTTTTTATTCCTTTTACCGCCTTTGTGGAAAAATAGCCTGACGCTTTATAGTTGTATAAAATAGGGTGCGGATATTTTTCAATTATAACGTTTTGAAATGTTTTTGCCCAATTTAGATAATTTTCAATAAACGAAAGATTATCAACGATATAAAGGAAACAACAAACCACTGTCTTAAATCTATCTTTCAATAAATGCAATAAAACAATGCTGTCTTTACCTGTGGCGGAAAAAAATAGTATACAAGTATCGTTTTTTTCTCTTGCATTATTTAAAGAAGATAGTGTTTTTGTATAAACACTTGGATACATATTAGTCTGAAATCTTTCTTCCTTCTTGTTCCGCAAGTGCTATCCGCAAGTCTCTTAATCTCTCTTTACGAGTAATAAATTTTCCACCTCTGCCGACTTTTCCGCCCGATGATGTACTTGCTGCACGTCTTCCGCCTTTGTATTTAGACGTTGCAAAAGTTGTTGTTTTCTTTGCCATAGTAAATTTGTTTTAATGGGTTGTGTATATGGTTGTTGTTTGAGTGTAGCCCTCTATTCATAGAGTTCTACCTCTAATACTTTGCCTAAATTGTAACAGATTGATGCAAGTGCATACTCATCTTCCGTTCCCTCTCCTATCACTATTGCTTCTCCGTTATCATCTGTAATTAAATAAGCCTCTGCGCTTTCTACCTCTACTATCATATATGGGCGTTTGCCTTTATATGCACCCGTGCATAATTTTAGCGCATCGTATTTAACAGGCGCAAAATCCCACGTTTCTTCCTCCGGTATATCTTCATAGTTTGTATATATCTTTCCATTCGGAGACGGAGACATAAAGTTTACATATTTTTTCGCTGTGTTTGGGCGCACCTCGCGAAATTCTTGCTTTTTTGTGCCTGCAAGAATCTCATCGAAATACTTTTGTTTGATAGATAGGGTTAAAATGTTCATTGCTTTAAATTAATGTGCAAAAATAGTATTTTTTTGATATGCTTGTTATTTAAGTGATTTTTTATTCTAACATTACCTTTCGCCACGAAATATAATCATACTCGCCATTAATGAATTTATTGTAAAGCCACGCCGGTATTGAAATTGTACCTTGTCGCATACCGCCTAACTCTTCTAAATACCATTGTGAAGCATAGCCAATAGAATAGGTTATTCTCCATTTAGCGAAGCCTTTTTCAATATATGGCTCTACCGGTTCACTTTGCCAATCAAACATATCACAATCAAAATAGTAGGCATCACCTACCGCGTTTGGTATTGTTTGCCGCACTTGTTTGTTATAAGAATCTGGCAACACACACATTAAATCTTTTAAATTCTCTAATTGTTTTTCTGTTAAATTTGTTTGCATAACTCTAATTATTAAATTATTGATATTAAATTTGCTTTTTTAAAACATCTATATTCTTGTCTCTCTGTATCATAGTAAACGAAAACAGTATCGTTTTTCTTGCGTGAATCTGTGCCGCTTGTCGCCGGTATCAAATTTGCGTTCAATGTACCAAAAGCCTCGCGTATCTCGCCTGAAACTTTTTGATAATAAAATTTTACAATGCCTGAATACATTTTGGCTTTCAATTTAAAATTTTGCCAAGCCATTTTTAACGCTTCCGAAATGGTGAAGCCGTTGCGCCGCACAAATTGCCACGCTAATTGCATAATGTTTCTAAAATCTGTTTTTTTCATAATAATAAGTATTTAAAAATCGTAAATTGCTATAATATAAACCGTTTACCCTGTGAAAGTCGCCGAACAATCTTATTTTGTCATCTTTGAGAAGCGCAAACTTTGAAAAGTAAGAATACTCAGCCATAAAGTTTTCAAACATCGTAGAATCGTACCCAAAGGCATTTATAGCCCTTGTAACGCTAATAAAAAATGTTTCGCTGTCTGTCATATCATATTTAGTTTCAATGTTCAAATGCCCATTGTGCGCGAAGCAAATATCATTATTTTTAAAGGGGTGGCAGTTAGATGTTTTAACGCTTCCTTGCGTGGCGTACCGGAAATGAATAATGCAGTTCTCATTTATTTTAACTGTTTTCAATTCTGCTATAAACTCTTCAAAATCTAATGTTTTGAATAATCTGTTTGAGGTGCAAAACCCGAAGCCGTGCGGGTTGCTTTGGGCTGCCTCTTTTAACGTTTGTAGAGGCGGCATTTTAACGTTTTTTTCTTTGACTATAATAACACACATAACTATAATTTTTTGTGTGCCGCTATGCTAAAACAGCGGCACGATTAATAAAATATTCTTTCTCACTATTTGATAAAAATGGTATATCTTCTATATTATGAACATGAAATTCTAATCTGTTATTCTTTGACCATTTAACAAGTTTGCAAATGAATTTAACCCACATTTCAATTTTCTCATAATCGGTTGTACCTTGATGTTGGCGAAACTCTATCGTATTGTGGCGCAAATATGATACGGGGTTTAATTTGCAATATCTATCATTAAACAAGGTATGTGCTAATGTTTCTTTATCGTAACTTGTTTGTAGTTCGTTTAAATTTGCGCGTCTCACAGACTTGCAATAACTGTTATCACTATACCGGCGACTTGCTGACATAAATTTGTCTATGGCGCTTTCTAAAAAATAGTAGTTAATGAAAATGTTTTTGTATTGCTCAAATTTGATGTTTTGCAAACCAACGTGAACGTGCAAACCGGTTGAGCGGTTTACCTGCGCGCCGCTGTCTCTTAAAGCGTTACATACTTTCTTTAATGATGTTAAACCGCTTTTGCCTTTTAACACAGGCGAAACACACTCTAAACCGTTTTCGCCTCTTATTGATGAATCGCCCACTATTTTATAATGATTTTTTGTATTGTGGTTGTAACTCTCTTCAATTACATTCAAGCCATTTTCTGCTACTAAATTAAAGAATTGTGTACGATTAACATTGTAACATTCAATTTCAACGCCAAGCGTGTAGGGCATTGCTTTGTCATCATCTAATTTATAGACTTTGAATAAAGATTGAATTTCGTGTTTTCTAATACCTAATTTAATAAGGTCGATTTCTTTTTGTTTCTTTGAAGATTTTGCATTTAAAATCTCATCTACTTCTTCTTGTAATGATTTCATATTTCTATATTTTATAATGTTAATAATTAAATTTTTTCAAAAGTTAGTTTACCATAAATTATTTGTAGGGCTAAATTTGTTGCAATTTCAGATGCATCATTTTTATTGTAGCCATAATTTACTAATTTTGCAATTACCATTTCTGTAATTTGTTTGTGTGTGATTTGATTTTTCATAACTTTAATTTTTAATTTGTTAATTTTTTATCGTTTGTTTCTTGCTGCAATATTACACTTTTATTTAATATGTTCAACACTTTAATTAAAATTTTATTTAACTGTGTTTTAACAAGTTATAAAAAGTTATAAAAATAATTCTCAAAAAGTGCCTTTTTTTTGGAAACTTTTTGAAGGTTTTTTGAAAAACACGAAAATTTTATAGATGTAAACAAAAGAAAAAAAAATGGGGCAAAAGCCCCCTTGTCGTTAGTTAAACGCTCTGCGCTAAATCTGATGCAATAGCATAGAGTTTATCAATATGACCGTTTTTATCTGCAATATCTAACAAACTTTCGCCTTTGCCTTTCTTGTAATTGCGTAAATTGATATGCCAATTATAATACAACCTATCATAGATATTCGCCCAAACATTGTGTTGGTCTATACCTTTTGCGTTTGCGTAGTAATTAACACACTTTCTTACTTTGTCGCGTGTAAGCAATTCAGGTACTTTTTCAGTAGATACCGGCAACATCTTTAATTCGGCTTCCGCTTTTTGTTGCTTCTCTACAATAGAGTTTACAGTGTTCTCTAAATCGTTGGTTTTGATTTCAATTTTAGATAACCGCTTTTCATTCTCTACCATCAGTTGAGCGTTCTGTAAAAACATCTCCGCTGTGGTTAGGGCTTTGTGTTCTTTTATTGCCGCTTCCATTTTGTTAAAAGCGTCTATGAAGTCAAGTTTGAATTGAAACGCCTTTTTTCCTGTAAATCCCATAACAAGCAATGTAAAACCGTCCCTATTCATAATGAAAAGAGGTTGCGGCTTATTATTCTCATTCAAATACGTTGATTCTTCAAACATTAAGAGGACTCCCGAATTTTCGGTAGTCAATTTTCGTATTACTGCTAAAACGTGGTCGTGTCGTTTTTCAAACTTTTGCGCTACTAACAAACTATTTGTTACCGGCACATTACTTTCATTGTAAATTACAAGTTCTTTCATAATAATTGTTTTTTAGGTTTATAAATGGTTTTTGTTTTGGTGTTCGTTTTCATGCTGCACACTCCTTTCTGAATAGAAATCGTGTATTTTCTCTATCATAGAAAAGCGATTTAATATCCTCGCCAATAACATTACATAATGCACCGTTAGCGTCCATTAGACACTTAAAAACGATACTTAACTGTTCATGGGTGGATTCGTGATAGTCGCAAACATTCTTTTGAAACTCCTCTAACGAAGTTCGGATTTCGTCCAATTTAATGATGTTAGCAATTAACCCGATAGGCAGGTCGGTAATGATTTGCGCGTTTTGAGCCGCAGCGCAATTGGCTGTCGTTTGGGTTTTCATAATACTTTGTATTTGGTATTAAACAAAAAACCCCTTTTAGATGTACCACGCTACAAAGTATGCGTTGCGGTCTTTTCAGATACCGCCACCATAAGGGGTCAAAATAATTTTTGCGAATTTTAAAGTTCATGGACTTTGTATTTGGTTCGGCAAAAATACATTATTATCAATATGTATATTTGTTTTCAGCGGCAAAAATAAACTTTTTTTTCAATTATACTTATATAATAAGTATTTTTTAATAAAAAAAGCAAAAAGCGCACCTCTCTTGGGGGTACGCTTTCGTATCTGTTTTTACACGTGGCAAATCAGATGTTATTTTTGAAGTTCTATGTTTTCACGTTCAAACTTTTCTAAAATTGCAGCCTCAATATATAATGTAGGGTTTTCTTCATTTTGCAATATTTCAATTACAGATGGGCGCAATCTATATCCGCAGTGAATTTTTGTACCGTCCGGATTGGTTGGTTTACGTCCTCCACCGGCGCGCCTTTTTTGTTTCGGCTTTGGTTCATCCAGCCGGCGCACTATCTTTTTTCCTGCCTTGTTATACGTTTTTTCCATGCCGCGAATTAACACTTTTTATTTGAAAAAATGCGGGTCTTTCCCCGCTGTCATCCTTTTACGGAAAAATGTAATTTCGCAGCGTCTAACATAAAAATTACATATATGATTAATTTTATT